ATAAATCCGGATGTAATTGCTCAATATGTGAACTTATAAACGGTTTAGACTCCATAACAAGATATACATGCCGGATGAAACAAGCCGTAATGGAATTAGTTAGGAGAGTTGGAGCGCCGGATTTAGGAGGAGATGACTATGGGAGCGAATACACCTATGACGAAAGAGACACAGAAATTTATTAAAAGGATTAACGATATGCAACAAATAGGTAAAAAATTTGATAATGGTAAACCGAGATTAGCGGAGATGATACAAGATTTTAGGTTTTCTTTAATCGAAGTCGCTAAAATATGGGAGTTTGGGGCTAATAAGTATGATAAAGGTAATTGGCGATACGTGGAAAATGGCGAAAATCGCTATACTAATGCTATGTTAAGACACTTAGTAGCCGAAATGGACTCTAAAACTGATGAGGAGAGTAAATTATTACATGCCGCTCACGTAGCATGGAACGCTTTAGCGAGATTACATTTTATTTTAGAAAAAGAAAAAGGGGGTTAAAATGGACGAACTTGAAAGAGCGATACAACAATATAATGCAGTTGTAGAGCAAAATAGGAGTTTACAAAAAGAATTAAACGAAATGAAAGAGTTAAATCTAAAACTTTTAACGATTTTAATAACGTGCGACATAGTAAAAGCAGTAAAGGAGGCTGAATAGTGATTGATATAATACGTGAAGTAAGCGGTCCGGAAACTATTAACCTTAATCAAAACGAATATTTTGCGTTAAAGGCTAATAGCGGTTTAGTGCGGCCTACTAATTGTGGGCCGTATATAACAAAAGACAAAAACAGTTATCTATTTAATTGGCTTAAATATGATAAAAAGATTTATACAAAAGTCATAGTAAGAATTAACGATATAAAGGAATGTACATTACTTGATAAAGTTAAAAATAAGCCCGTAGATCTGTTTGAATGGGTAAAAACTTTTAGGAAACGTGCATAATTTTAAAATATGCGTTATAATATAAAAGGAGGCGCCACTCTATGAAAATCAATTATCTCAGTTTATTTTTAAAAGCAATAGTATTTGCTCTTATTGTACTTGCTCTAAAAACCTTTTTTAATGGGGTTGCGAGGGCTGATGAGTTTACAGAGATATTAAATACAGGATATACCCCTGTATCAACGGATTACAGGCCGACTCATTTATATCCTAAAAATTATGATTATTATAGAAATGACTTTGACAATAGTACACCTCAACCCGTACCGGTTTATGATATGCCTACGGGATTAACGAGGGTGGAGTTATCTCATCCGGTGGAAAACCCTTTTACTACACCGACTCCTACGTTTAAATTAAAAAATTAAAATTTGTTTACATACTATTGACAAAAGTTTATTATCGTTTATTATTGTTATATGGCTTAATGCCTATTGTCGAATACTCAATTAAATATTTTGGAGGTCGTAAATGTCAAAAACTTTTGACGGCATTTTACACTTTGATTGTACTGAAATGTCTAACGAATACGGGGACTCAGCGCAAAGTTGGAGACGCCAAGCCCGTTTGGGTAAGGTACCCGCAATTAGTTATCGTAGAAAATGGTATTTTAATCCGGAGAGGGTTTTTAAAGTATCAGTAAAACAAAATGCCTTTGTAGGGGAAAGTGTAAATAATGCAAAACAGGGAGTTAAAGTCGATTTGTCCGACTTTGAATAGGGACGATTTAATCCTTAATTATACGGACGCCGGTTATACTTTAACACCATTAAAAGGTAAAATCCCATTAGTTAAGGATTGGGTTAAAACTGAATATGATCCGTTTTTGTCTCCGTCAGAGATTAAGGGCAATTATGGAGTAGTTTTACAGGATGATGACATCATAGTAGATGTGGATCCGCGTAACTTTCCAAAGGGAGAGAACTCTTTAGCCCGTTTAATAGATGATTTAGGGGTAGCAAAATCAGATTTTCTAACCTTTACCGTTAAAACCGGTGGAGGAGGCTTGCACTTGTATTTTAAAAAGCCAAAAGATTTTAAAATTAGAGGCGGCCTAAAAGAATATCCGGGCGTAGAATTTAAGACAAAAGGACAACAAATAGTAGGAGCCGGCTCAATACATCCGGACTCTAAAAAACCGTATGAGGTTAAAAAATGCCCTTTTGCTCCTAAACAGGCCCCTCAAGCATTATTAGATTTAATCAAAAGAGCGGATATAGAACTCGTAACGGATAATAGAGAGCCTGTTTATACAGACTCAGAGCAAAACGCTTTAAGATACATCAAATTTTTACAATCTTGCCCTCCGGCTATTGAGGGAGAGGGTGGAGACGTTTTAACCTTTAAAACGGCTTGCAGAGGTAGAGATTTTGCTTTATCTCCGGCTAAGACGTTTGAGTTAATGGTTGAGCATTTTAATCCGAGATGTACTCCTGTATGGAATATTGAGGATTTAAAGAAAAAAGTCGATAACGCTTATTCATATAATAATGATGTAGTCGGTAAACATACGGCTGAAAGTGATTTTGAAAAGGTTTTAACTCTTGAGGAGGAGGTTGTAGGGGAACATGAGGAGGAGTTAAAGTGGGATGTTACCCGTAATAACGACATTAAGCCTACAATCCGTAATGTTGTAAACTATCTTTTATGTAAGGAATATCCGCTATTAGGGATTTTACAGTTTAATGAATTTACAGGGGATATAGTTTTTGTTAAACCGTCTCCATGGCATAACGGTAAGAAGTTAGGAACGTGGACGGACTCAGACGCTATACAGTTCAAATATTGGCTATCAAGAGTTAGAGGTTTTAATGTTTCAACGGCATTATGTCAAGAGGCTATTATTATTGCCGCTGAAAAGTTTAAATATCATCCTGTCAGAGAGTATTTAAAATCTCTTGAATGGGACGGGGTTAAAAGAATTGATACATGGTTGAGCAAATATGCCGGAGTTGAGGATAATCCTTATACGAGAGCCGTAGGATGTAAAACTCTTGTAGGCGCCGTAGCACGTGTATTTAATCCCGGTTGCAAGTTCGACCAAATGCTTGTACTTGAGGGAGAACAGGGTATAGGTAAAAGTACCTTAATATCAATTTTAGGCGGCAAATGGTATGGAGATGTCTCAATTACTGATACGGATAAAGATACCATTGACGCCATGAGGGGATGTTGGATAGTTGAAGTCTCCGAAATGGTATGTAGCCGTAAGGTTGAGGCTGATAAATTAAAATCATTTTTATCAAAAGCAACGGATAGAGTACGTTTAGCATATCGTAGAAATGCTGAGGACTATCCGAGACAGAGTATTTTTATCGGCACTATCAATCCGGAGGACAACGGATATTTAAAAGATCCAACGGGTAATAGGAGATTTTGGCCCGTCTATTGTACAAAAATAGATTTTAACGGGTTAAAAGATGATAGAGATCAATTATGGGCCGAGGCGGCAAGCAGATATTTTAAGGGCGAAAAATTATTTTTGGATAAAAAAGAAATTCAAGTAATGGCCCATACTGAAACAGAAAAAAGAATGTTTAAAGATCCATGGCTTGATGTAATTGAGGAATGGATGAATAAAAAAGATGTTGAGACGGGTAAAGTTCGATATGTTGTAACATCTAAGGAAATTTTAGAGGAATGTATCGGATTATCTATCAGCCGAGTCGGCCAAAGAGAATTAAGCCGTATCTCAAATATTATGTGTAAAGAGTTAAATTGTGAAAAAGGTAAATTTTATCAAGCAAAAACAGGTAAAACAGTTAGAGGTTATCGCAGAAAAACAGTTGATTTAGCAGAATTAGGATTAGAATGAGAAAACAGTATAAAGAATATCAGAAAACAGGAATTGATTTTTTAACGAGAAAAAGCCGCAGAACTTTTTTACTTGCGGATGATATGGGATTAGGTAAAACCGTAGAGGTAGCCGGAGCATTAAATGTTATTAGGCCCAAAAAGGTTTTAATTGTAGCCTTAGCCTCTCTCAAAATAAATTGGATGAGAGAATTAACTACATGGCTTAATTATGATTTTGAGTGTCAAATTGTTAATAAGACAAAAGATATTATAAGTAAATCGGCTCAAGTTATAATAATCAATTACGATTTAATTATCTATCCGGAAATCTTTAAGCAATTAAAGGCCCTAAATTTTGATGTATTAGTTATGGATGAGGCTCATTGTCTTTCAAATATGGAGGCAAAGAGGACAAAAAGAATACTCAATAATGAGGGCTTAGTCAGAAATGCCAAAATCATTTTTGCTTTGACAGGGACTCCGGTACGAAACAGGCCAAAAGATTTTTATGTAATGCTTAAAGTTTTGGCTCCGGAAGTAATACATCCGTTTTTAGCCTATGAGGAGTATGCTAAGAGATATTGTGCCGCTTATAGAGACTCATACGGAGTATTGCAAGATAAGGGAGCCTCAAATATTGATGAATTAAGCGAGAGGTTAAAAGATTTTATGTTAAGACGTACAAAAGAGGAAGTATTAAAAGAGTTGCCTCCGGTTATCGAGAAAACTATACCTCTTGAAATAACTCCGGACATTATTGAGGTTTTGGCTGAGGAGGAGAGTTTACTTGAGGACATGAACGAGTATAGCCCTAATAGTGAATTAGGAGTTATGGCTACAATTAGGAGACAATTAGGGGAGGCAAAAGTCCCTCAAGTCATAGAGTATGTTAAAAATATTTTAGCAAAAGAGGATAAAGTTGTTATATTTGCATACCATAGAGAAGTTATAAATCAGATACGTAAGGCTCTTTGTGGTTATGGAGTGAGATGTATCCAAGGTGGTATGAACGCTCAATTAAAGCAAATAGAAGTGGATTTATTTGTTAATGATCCAAACAGTAGAATTTTTGTAGGACAAATGACGGCCGCCGGTTTTGGAGTGGACGGGCTACAAAAAGTTTCTAATAATGTTGTTTTTGCTGAGATAGATTGGGTACCCGGAAATATGGATCAAGCGAGAGATAGACTCGTAAGAATAGGCCAAGAGCATACGGTTATTGCTCATTATTTAGTGGCTCCGGATACATTAGAGGAAAACATGATGAAAAGTGTAATAAATAAGGGTAAGGTCATTACCCGGTTATTGTCGAATACTAAACAACTTAAAAAGGAGGAAAAAACTATGACAATCGAACAATCACTTGACCGTATCGCAGTAGCATTGGAGGCCATTGTAGCGGCTATCCCTAATGAGGCTCATTGTGGATGTGCAAAACCTCAAGAAGTGGCTCCGGCTGAAACACCTAAAAAAGAGGCTCCTAAAAAAGCCGCTAAAAAAGCCGCTCCAAAACAAGAGGCTCCGGCTGAGCCTGTTCAACCGGAAGTAGTTGAGGCAGAAGTTGTACAAGAGGATGATTTAGACTTAGGTTTAGATACTACTCCGGCTGAGCCTGTTAAGACTTATACGGCTGATGATGTACGTAGCGCAATTAGTGATTTTATCACATCTTTTGAGGACATTAAAGAGGGTAAAAAAGCCGCTTTAGAAGTTCTTAATCGTTATGGCTACTCAAAAATTCCGGAAATAGCAGAAAAAGATTTTGCCGCTATTATTGCTGATGTTTCAAAAGGAGACAAGTAATGCCGGTAGATACAGGACATAGCCAAGTAGGAGCCTCAACGTGTGAGCGTTGGTGGAATTGTCCGGGGAGTAATGCTCTTATAGCGACTCTCCCGACACCTCCGGCTACAAGTTATGCCGCTGAGGGTACCGTTGCTCATGCTCTTTGTGAACATGTACTCAAAAATAAAGTTTGTTTTTGCGCTCAATGGGACGCTACCTCTATGATTGGAGAAGTTATGGAGGCGGATGATTTTGAGTTCAAAGTAACGGACGAAATGGCTAATGCCGCTAATTTGTACGTAAATACTATACTTGAGGACGCTAAGCGTATTGAGTGTAATTTAAGAAAATCCGTACAATTAGAGGGCAATAACAAAGAGGCATGGAAACATTGG